ACTCTTTAACCCATTCAGGCGCAGGAGTGTGCTCTTCGGGAGGTGGCGCTTCCTCACCAATGCTGACAACTACTTCCTCAGTATCGGGTTCTTCTTGGTCATCAACGATTTCCGTGATTTCCTCGACATCATCCTCAACAAAGGTTTCTTCATCCTCAAGTACTGCCTTTTGATTCATCTTTCGACCCCATTAAACTCACCCATTGAAACGGTGGGTGGCATCCGTTAATACATTCTCGCTTGTTTTTTACTGATTCGCAACAGGTTGGACGATCTGACCTTGCAAAATTTCTTGTACTGCCTGAGCATTGGTCATCGCCATATTCTGTGCGATTTCATCAACCTTACCTAAAGTCTGCAGTGTTTGGGCACGTTTTAACTCGGCACTTGTTACGGTTTCCACAGTATCGGCTCTGGCTTTTGCCGCCTTTGCAGTTGCTTCCTCGGCTGCGGCTTGGAGGTACATAGCGTTCGGGTCTTGTGGTTTGCCCTGCATTTCTGCCATAAGTTCTTCGGCCTCGGCATCTGTTGGCTGAACCACACCCATGCGAAGTAATTTCTTGCGGAAGTAGGCATTTGCGTCACCCACGCCTTCGCCTTCCATGTTCATCATTGCCATTGCGGTTAGAACTTGGGCTGTCTCTGGGTCGGTGGTAATCTGGAGCATCCCTGTCAAAGCCCTGACCGTTGCGGCACGTTTACTGCTACTGGATGGTCCAACCTCTGAAACCACATCAAAAGTGGCATTAGACAAATCGTTTTCCATGACCATTGCACCAGTTTCTGGGTCAATCATGGGTTTCATAAGTTCGACAACGCTGGAGCCACCAGTTGGGGCAATGATCTTCATCTTGCGTTTATCTTCGGTGTAGATGTCACGTGCCATTGACAACCAGATTTCGCCACTGCGTTTCATGCCCTTGGCAAAGTTGCTCATGTAAATGAACGTCTGCATATCTACACGGGTCTGAATCATCTCCACGGCCTTACCAGACACACCAGAAACGATCTTGTCAGCGCCTTGCGGGTTACCCAAGATGTCTTGCATATCCTGTTCGGTGATCTGTAACAATGCAGCCATTGCTGGTGGAATTGCAGCCGACTTGGTATAGCCCACAGGAGCACTGATTTGTGTACTTCCATCAGCATTAGTAATAGGGTTAATCAGCAGATAAGGGTAATCACGTAGATTGTCTTCTGCCCACATTAGTTGGTGACCAGCCACTTGCTCTGGGGTCATGATCGGTTTTTCGATGCTGGATAGGGCTGAGATTTCACCCAACTTGCTCAGTTGCATATTTTTTAGGCGTTGGGCATCTTTCGCCAATCTGACAGCGCCCATGCAGCGTTCGATGTTATCCACAAACCAACGCTTGCCGTAGACCACAACAATCGGGATGCACTTGCCAGCAATATAACCAGCGTCTTCCAGCACCCTGCCACCCGACATGATGTATTTGCGTACACGCATACGCTTGACACGCTTTTGCCGAACTTCCCTTGTGCCAATAGCCATAAGGGTTTCTTCTAATGTCTCATCGTTCTCAAAGTCAATGGCTGTATAGCGTTCCTCTGTCCCGTCAATGGCTTCAAAGATGCGGATAATTTCAGTCTTTTCCTCGACTTTGTAGTACTCAGCCACGAAAACAACATCTGGCGTTGCCCAATCAAATTCGTATTGGTGAATGATCTTAGGCCAATCCGTTGGGTCATCGTTATAGATTTCTTTGTAGCTTTCACGGGTCATACTGGTGACCACAAAAGCATATTTAGCGTCTGACTTATCCTGACGCTTGGCGTTCAGGTCAAAGAATACGGAACTGTCGGCATCAAAGATTGGTTCGAAACGGATGCGCTGTCGGTCATCCTCGTCATTTTCTTCGTCTTCGTAAACTGTCCGCAAGCGCCATGCGCCAATACCACCACCCACAGCTTCTTCAAAAGCATTATCGTAGGCCTCATCAGCCACCGATGCTTGTTCGTCAGCACGATAAAGTCCATCACAGACCTCGGCTAACTTTTGATTATTTGTGCCATCTTTAGACACATAGTCCACAGTGATGCGGTTATTGCGATATTCGTTGACGATGCGAATGACCGCCAACATGATTTTATTGACTTCAAACTTGGGTTTATTCTCGTATTGGTCCCACAATGGGCCTTCCCACTGAGCACCGCACAGGGAATAAAAACGCCTGTCTTGTAAACACTGTAGGCGCTCATCCCGCAACGCAGTTTGGATGTCATTAAACTGGCGCAGGGCTTCAGTGTGTAGATTTGAAAGCCGTTGATCGTTTGAGATTCTTGCCATAATTGTCCTCGCTTGGGCGATTGTCTACCATTTATTGATGGTGGGCAATGGCGTGAAGTTAATTGTTTTGGTTACTGCCGCACGCCTGACACCCTCGCAAGCATATCGCAGCGCATCAATTACATGGTTCTTTTTGTCTTCCAGCACAGGCAAGATTCTACCCGTCAATGGGTCAGACTTATAACTGTAAAGACTTAGTTCGTCAATGGTGTGTATGCATCGAGGGTGCACCACTATGTCGTAGTTTTTCAGGAACTCGATGCCTTCTTCAACAGATTTTGGTCCTTTTACCGCTGTCATTATCTTTGGAAAACCATTGCGCTTCATGTGGCTGATGGTCTCTGGTCGGGCTGAATCCGCCACGATAGGCCATTTTTCAGCCTCTGGCACTTGCATGAAAAGTTCGGGTGTGTTGACAATTTCACAGCCGACCATGTAGGCCTCGTAATCAATGTAAAGAGTTCGCCCGATTATGTGGCAACGCACCAAAACTGTCGGGTCAACTGAAAACCCCCAATCAGCCCCCAAGCGGTGTATCGCATCTTGTGGTGCTTCAAAATCATCAATTTTCCAGTTACGAAACACTCTTGCATTGCTGTTTCTGAGGTACTGACCCATCCAAACGTGCTGATATTTGTCAGGGTCACGCCTCTTGTCGTATTCCATTTCGTCTTTTAAGACTTGCGGAAACCACGGATTATCGCCAAAGTTGACCTTGATTACTACGGCATCAGTTGGCGGTTCAGAACCACGAAGTAGAAAATCAACAGGGTCGGACTGCTGCCTCGGGTTCCATGTGAACCACAGTTCAGAGTCAGGCTTGCGAATTGTTGGCCTTAATAGATCAAGGCTGGTTTGACTTAGGCTTTGGGCTTCTTCAACCCAAGCGCAATCGTAACCTTCTAGCGACTTAATTGAGTCGGCTGTATGGTTTTGCATACCTTGGAAAATAATCGCACCATCGCCCTTTTTGGACTTGATCACCGCATCTTGTATCTCAAAGTATGCGCCAGCGTTCATGGCCTCAATCTTGGTTTCAAGCAATCGCTTTACAGATTGATTCAGCGACTTCTGTATTTCACGCACACAAACGCTTCTGCGCTTCTGGTTCATGATGTGCATTTCAATCATCAACTCGGCAAACATGTGTGACTTGCCAGACCCCCGCCCACCCCATGCGCCTTTGTATCGTTTGCTTTCCAGCAAAGGCAGTGCCCACTCTGGGGTTTGAATTTGTAGGGTTTTACCCATGCTTTACAACAACACGTTCAATCTTGGCAAATTCTAATGGTTGACCATCAGCTCCAGTAAGTTCATGGCGTTGGGTTTCTTTCCAACCCATCTGGCACTTTGACCACCAAATTTGTGCCGTGGTATCTCCAGCCATTGCTTTTTGAAAAATACCTTTGCCAATCTGTGCATTTGCCTTAGCTTTTCCATTGATAAGTTCGGGGCTGAAGTATTTTCTCAACGTATCAATGTCGATGCCATCACGCACCAAGGCGGCTATTTGCTCAAAAGGCACACCATAACCCGACATTGCCTCGACTTGCTTGCGTTCGGCATCAGTAGGCAAAAAGGGTTTTCTGCCAGCACCTTCTCGTGCTCCACCATTCTGTTTTGGCTTGTCTGCCTCTTTTTTAGGCAGTTGGGTGGAAATTTCAGTTGTTTTTTTCATAAGTAACCTCCGCGAAAGGTTGGTTTGATGCGTTATTTAACTGTGCTTGTGATACGTGAAAGCACCCTTGGTTTGCGATGTTCCTCACTCAGTATCTT